TTACAGTTTTTCTATATCTTCTTTCAATTTTTCTTTTACTCCTTTTGTCACATGCAAATAAATCTTTTCAGTGATATCACTATTTTCGTGACCAACGCGATCCTGAATAGCATACAGAGGTGTTCCTAGTTCCGCTAATTTTGAAATATGGGTATGTCTAAAAATATGTGAACTAAGTTTTTTGTCAATCTTCATGTCAGCTTTATGATTTCTCAAATAGGTGTTAATTGCTGTTAGTTGGAAAGGAGTTCCTTTCGTTGTTTGAAATAGAAATTGACCATTCGGATTTAATTCTAGAAGCTCATTGTAAATAGCTATCGCTTTTTTTGGTAAATCAATTTCTCGCATTCCAGCAGCAGTTTTTGTAGAATCAGATTTTTTCATATCAGCTATTGAACGTTCTCTATACATCATCGTCCCATTTATAACTACTGATGCATTATTATTGGTAATGTGTACATCATCTTTACTTAATGCTATTGCTTCTCCAGGTCTCATTCCAGTCAAATATAGCCACTGGAAAAGGAGAGAATATCTTTTATTGTGTGAAGTTGTGAAAGCTACTAGTCTTTTATATTCATCATCTTCTAAAAACTTATCTTTAATTTTTATCGTTTTTGACTCTCGTTTATAATCAATAACTACTTCGTTGATAGGATTTTTTTCTATATAGCCTTTTTTCATAGCGTATGAAAAAAGAAGATTCAATTTGGATTTAATTACACTGACGTACTTATTTGACAAGTCATCTTTATATATCATGTCTTCAAAAATATTATTTAAATCTATTGTATTAATACCAGAAACGATGTAAGTTTCTGGTATCTTCTTCTTTATAGTGTTTAAGATATTATTCGTAGGATAATATGTAGACTCCTTAACTTGTCTTTTGTAAATAACTAACCATTCTTCGACAAGCTCATGGAATGTTAGATCAGGCTTCTGGAGTGTCTTTTCATTTAGTTTTATATCAATTTTTTTATTTAACTCTAGTAATGCCACTTTCTGAGTTTCTCGAGATTTATTTTTATAAGTAATACTCACTTTTTTTCTTTTTCTAGTTTTTGGATCAATATATCGTTCATTATATTTATATACTTTTTTTCCGTTTTTATCAGTTTTGGTTTCAATCCACATTGTTTTCATCTCCTATTTGTTGCTATAATAGGAATGGATAAGTAAGCCGATTATAGCAGGTTTATTTTTCATCACGTCCACAAACTTTGGCGAGGGAGGGGGCGTGTTTTTGTATTTTAACGATTTATATTGAATGTTGATTCAGCACTTTCAGCAACTGTACTATAATCAGACGGATTATATAACACTCCGGTTTTTATCGTTACTTTTGTAATATCGTTAACTTTAGATGGATCTAAGTAAGCTAAACTATAAAATTCTTTACTTTCAGTTTTTTTGAAAAACGAGTTTGTTGTCATTGTATGCATAAGATCGTCTGAACTGAAATCAATTTGTTGGCCGTTATCAAGTATGGCGTGTGCAAGCCCATTATAACCATAATCTACTTCAGAATTGTTTTTAACTTTGAATGCAATTTGTAAACCATAAAAATTTCCTTCACTATCTTTGTGATTATTTGCATCGTAGTAACCAGCAGCGCTAGGGTCAGCATAATCGGAATACTTGAGTAGTTTGATATTAGATATATAAATGCCGATATCACCAAGAGGAATATCTGATTGTGGGCTTGCCGTTCCAATTAATTCAATTTTGCCACTTGTATCTCTTTTTTCTTTGGTCCATTGACCAACTTTGAGGAGGGGGCCATCAACCTCCTGTGAATTTTTAGAAGACTGTGTTGTACTTTCTGATAACGTAACTGAAGAGTCTTTTTCGTTTGTTTTGCCAGTATTATCTACAACATTAGATTGGCTACATCCGGTAAGAAAAAAAGCACCAAATACTAACCCTAAAATCACTTTTTTCATTCTTTATTCTCCGTTTCTATGATATTATTTTTATGTAGGATCTTAGAAACGAGATCTTAGTCCGTGTTGCAGCACGGGCTTTTTTCTTTATAACTTTTTTAGAGATTATAGGCAAAATAGTAGGACACAAAAATATATTATTGTATTCCGTATTTAGAAAATCCTAATTGAACTTCACCGGAAGTTTTTTGCTGTGTTGTACGCAATGCTTCTTCTTCAGACATTCCATTCTGTACTTTCCATGCAACAGGCGACATCCCGTATTTGTTAACAAAATCAGTAAGTGATAAAGTGTCAGCGTCTTGCTGAGCGCTTGTTTGTTGGTCTTCTGGATTTTGTTGAGATGCTGCTTGTTGTTCTTTCTGATCTTGACTGATAATATTGCCAGCATCATCTGTAGTCAATCCATTTTCATAAAGGGCCACGCCGAAAGCTTCCCACTCTTTGTTGGACCAATTTGCACGATCAGCTGGAGTTGACTGTAAAGTGCGTTGTTTCATCTGTTCATATGTTTCTTCTTGAGGTGCGGTTTGGATTGTACTCTGACTGGAGCTTATAACTGTTGGGCTAGGTTCCGCCGTAACTTGGTTGGAGCTTGTAACTGTTGAACTAGAATATGTTTTAGATGTAGATTTGCTAGTAGATGAACTGGTTTCAGTTGTTTCTTTTGTTTTACTTATTTTTGTTTCTTGGTTAGAAGTGGTATCTGTTGATTCAGCTTTTTTATTATTTGAACAAGCTGAAAGTAGCAGAGCAGTACTTAACAACAACATAACGCTAACTTTTTTCATTTTATAATTCCTCTTTCTCGTTGTAATATGTGTGCTAACACGGGCTTTTTTATATAAGAAAACGATAAGCGCTTTCTGGAAGTCCGTAAAGATTCTTTAATTCATCGATTTTTTTAGGATATTGATCATTATCTTCTTTATAAAGAGAAACAATGAGATTAGCAGCAAAGCAATTAGCTTCGCTTTCAGATTTGCTTCTAGATGTTCTTGTTGATACATAATAGCTGGATAAGCCACGATGAAAAATAGCGTGACCTAATTCGTGAGCGCAAATGTAGAATCTTTCCTCAGAGTCTCGCAGTTCATCATTTAAAAAGATTATCGCACGATCTCTAATTTCTTGAAACTGCCCCTTGGGATTCTCGATAAAAGGAACGTATTGAATTTTAATGCCCATCTTTTCACAAATATAAAAAGGATTAGCGGACTGGTATTTCCGCTTCAACTCCTCGACTAAATTAATCGTATCCATCTCCATAAGCTCACATCTTTTTGCCTTTTTCTTTGTCTTCTTTCACAATATCCCAGAAAGTCGCTATCAGGATATCTTTTACGCGCTGTATTTGTTCGGGTGTCAATGTTTCCCCACCATAAGACATATTAACATTTGAATCTAGTAGTTTATCAAGTTCAACCACTTCCTCTTTTGTAGCCCATTTGGGAACATTATTATTTCCCAATAAATAATCAGTTGTGACACCAAAATAATCAGCAACTTTCTTTAAGTTCTCAGATTTTGGCGAGGCTTTATCCCATCTTCTTATTTGTCCATTAGAGATGCCCACCTGTCTTTCTACTTCTGCTATAGTCACGTGCTTTTCGTCTGCTAATTCTTTAATCTTAGTAACTAAACTCATTATTATCAACCTTTCAAAGCTGAAAAGAAAATAAATAGCTTAAAAGTTATATTTTTGGTTGACAATTAGCTTTTAAGCTAGTATATTTAATTCGTAAGCTAAATTGTTAGCTAAATAAGAGCAACAAAAAACTCTACTAATTTAAAACATTCTCTCGGTCGCCAAACTTAGAAATGTTATTTTAGAGGCTTTTTATAAGTCTTATTTAACTATGTATTCATGATAGCTTAAAAGCTAATATGTGTCAACGATTTAGCTAATTTTTTAGCTTACAAATTATTTGTTTAGAAAGGAGCTATTTTTATGTCTGAGAATTTAGACTTAAAAATTCGAGCGGAGATGAGAAAAAGAAGAATGACTTTCAAAGAACTGGCTGCGCTTATCGGTATTTCAGGAGCTTATTTATCAGATATTCTAAACGGCAATCGTGATGGAAAGAAAGCACAACAGCATATCGAAACAGTGAAAAAAATATTGGACATCCGATAGGGGGGTAGGCGATGACAAAACTAAAAAAACAAGATTTTGTAAAAAAATACAATTATTCTCCATCTACTTATCAACGTCGCATGTCGGAACTAAAAAATACAGCAATTTTCTCAGCGGCGTATGAACGGGTCACAGGACAAGAAGTTTGGATCAATACAAAATTATACGATAAATTTTTGTCTTTCAAATCCTATAACAGGTTACGCACAAGAAAGGTAACGCCTAAAGAATTTATCGAGAAGCATTTAGTTGATTTATAAAAAACAAAACATTTTGAGAGGTGAAGGTTAATGGGTAAATTCAACAGAGCATTAGTATTCAGCGCACCGCTAATCGTCTATGCTTTAGGTCTTTGGGGAAGCAGACAAGCGTTGATAGGAACGATTGTGTACATGGTTTGGATTTTTATGGGGCTTGATGAAGCTGAGTACAGAGCGAAAAAAAGACAGTCGGGAGGGACTGACTTATGAAAAAAAGTTTAATGACTATAAACGAAAAACAATTGAAAGAAAAATTTAATGATCTCATCAAAGAATTTGTAAAAGAAACTGGAGAATTTCCTAATCAAATTCATCTAGTTGCGGAGGGGCATAGCCGGTATCAAGCTGTGAAATTTGAGATGAAGAAACAAATCTATTGAATTTAGCAGTACCTCTACTTGTAAGAACATTTATTGTAATGTTTTTTTCGACTAAAGATTCATCGTATCTAAAAACCAACGTAGTAATTTTTGACTCATACGGTGGAATGGTAATAGGTAATGACAACGGAGGAAATTTTGATAGATCAGCACCTTTTTTTAAAGATTTACCAGAATACGCACGTATACCATGTGGAAGTTCGTCATACATTGATTTTACCGTTACAGAATAATTATCACCAATCATTGTAAAAGCATTTAAAGGATCAGGAATTCCAGAAATCGAAAACTCAATAATTGTAACAGGTAAAGAACTGTTATTTGTTAACAATACAGAATCTATAATCCTGAATTTATTTTGATGGTAAACATCTGGTTTGGAATCACTTTCTCTATCTATCAACCATTCTTCGCATTCAGCGAAGAAATCCAATTTTAAATTAAATTTTTTATTTTTTCTATCTGTATAGGAGATATAAAAAGCAAATGTTGAAAATACTAGAGACGTAATAGGCAAAATAAAATCTTTAATGGTTTTAACAATGTTATTCCAGTCAAATTGTTTAATAAAGTCAATAAGACTCAATTTATACCACCACCATTTTTTATCTACATTATATCAAAGAGGAGAGAAGAAATAATGCAAGAATTAGTAATTTTGAAAAATAAAGAAGCTGTGACTACGAGCATACAAGTGGCAGAAAGCTTTGAGAAAAAACATCAACATGTTTTAAGAGATATTGATGCACTAAAAAAAGATGTGTCCAATTTTGGACAGATGTTTGTAGAAGGTAATGAACCAGATTCATACGGCAGAAATCGACGAGTTTTCTTTATTAGTAGAGATGGTTTTTTCTTGTTGGCTATGGGTTTTACAGGAAAGAAAGCTATTTATTTCAAACAAAAATACATTGAAGCATTCAATGAAATGGAAGGTGTTATTCGGAAGAATACTGTTCCTCAAACAATTGAAGACATGATGATCTATCAATTAGAAGAAATGAAAGATGTTAAAAAAGATGTTTCCATGCTTAAAGATACTATGCGAATTAGTGGACAACAAGAGTTTGAAATTAAGCAAAAAGGAAATATGAAAGTTATGGAAGTTCTAGGGGGAAAAGAAAGCCGAGCTTATGAAGAAATCAGTAAAAAAGTATTCTCAAAATTTTGGTCTGAATTTAAACGCACCTTTTCAATCCCAAGATATGGCGAGTTACCTCGTAAGAGATTTGATGATGCTGTTTCATTTATTGAAATGTGGTTACCAGAAACTGCGATCCGCATGGAAATTGATCAACTGAACAGACAACAAAGACTTTTCGGTGATGAAAATGAATAGAGCTGAAGCGCTAAGAATAGGGACGGTAATTGCTAATCGCTGGTGGAGACACAATAAACCAAGCATCCTAAGCCAACAACATATTGATAAGCAAAAAGCTTGGCAACAAATAAAAAAGTGACTCCGCCGGCAAGCATAGAGTCACAAAACAAAATATATCTAAGGAGAATTTTAGCATATGAATAAAGAACTTTCTACTTTAGATCAATATTTGACTGATTCTGAATGGGGCAAGTCGAATATCAAGGAAACAAATAATCGAAAAATCAGACGAAATCTTTTGACGAATGAAGAGCTAGCGTGCGATCAAGACGATTTGGGCAATTTTGTAAGTATTTGGGATCATGTTTACCTTATTCATCTATTAAAACATTCAAATAAACCTGAATATATTTATGTCATCGAAGATGGCTTGATTGACGCATTAGAAGAGTACGACAGAGATAACTTGATTGATATCTCTTATTACGGACCAGGTAAGAAATACATTGCTGAAATGGAGGCAGAATTTGATGAGTGAAGGAATGAAACGCAACGATAACAAATTATTCAATAGTCTGTACAAGATAACCGTCAATGATGTTGTTGAAAAAAGAAACAAACTAACTTATCTGTCCTGGGCATGGGCGTGGGCAGAAGTTAGCAAAATCTGCGAAGAAGTAGACTACGAAATCTATCGTGATCCAGAAACGCATCGTCCATACCTCTTTGATGAAAAAACAGGCTATATGGTTTTTACCAGTATCACAGTCAACGGAGTAAAGCGTGACATGTGGTTACCAGTCATGGATGGTGCAAACAAGGCAATGAAAGATGAGCCATATACCTACGAAGTCAATGATTATCAGTGGAATAACGAAACGAAGAAAAAAGAGATTGTTGGAAAAATCGAAAAGCGAGTTGAAGCAGCAACTATGTTTGATATCAACAAAACGATCATGCGCTGTCTTGTAAAAAATCTAGCAATGTTTGGGCTAGGGCTATATATATTTGCTGGTGAAGATATGCCAGAAGATGTCTCGATGCTTGAACCAGCTACTCAAAGAAGCAAAAAGCTATTCTTGGATGCTTTACAACTGGTTGCTAACAAGTACGAAAAATCAATTGATGAAGCAATTGTTGCATTGACTGATGCGGCTTCTATAACCGCTGATGACAGTAAATGGACCAAGAGAGACTTGGGTATTCTAAAACGAGGCGTTAATTGGCTTGAAGATCAGTACAGAGAAGAAACAAAAGAGAAGTGATATGAGTGTTTAAACCACTAATAGATTCATACTCGGCGGTACTAAAGAAATTTAAAGGTAACGACATTGGTGCAACAATCAACGAAGAAGTAAATATCGAACGGCTGAAAACGATGTATGACGGCTATGATGGCGATCGAATCATTGAAATTCGTTTTATTGATCCACGTCGGTTCACCGTACAGCAACGAAACTTCATCTATGCACTCATAGGCGATATTTTCATCGATACAGGCATGCCAACGGACTTCTGGAAGGAATTCTTCTACTTCCGTTTTGAAGGTGTCACAGGGCGCAAAATAAGCCTCAAAGATGAATCGAATACGACTGTGAGTGATGCTAATGTCTTAGCAAATATCATCTTAGATTTCATCTTTGAACATCATATTCCTTTCAAAGAAGGCTATGAGATTTTACCAGCGAATCAAGAATATTACTTCTACAAATGCATCACAAAAAGAGTTTGTTGCATCTGTGGCAAAACAGGAGCTGATATCGATCACTTTGACAAAGCGCTGGGAAGACGGAAGCGCAAAGAAGTTGATCATTCAGAGTACACATTTGCAGCACTCTGCAGGATTCATCACACGGAGAAACACAAGATAGGTGTGATCAATTTCAAAAATAAATATCAAATCAAAGGGATTAAGTTAAACCAGGAAACAATTAAGAAACTTAGAATAGGAGGGTAAAAAATATTGTCTGACAACAAACGCTACTACTATTTAAAACTAAAAGAGAATTTTTTCGATAGTGACGAGATGGTTCTCTTAGAAAGTATGCCAGATGGCTATATTTATTCTAATATTCTTCTCAAACTTTATTTAAGAAGTCTAAAACACGAAGGTAAGTTGATGTTTAATGACAGGATTCCATTTAACTCTACAATGCTCGCAACTATTACAAGACATTCTGTAGGAGTCGTAGAAAAAGCGGTACAAATTTTCCGTGATTTGCAACTTATTGACGTATTAGATAACGGAGCAATTTATATGTCTGATATACAAAGTTTCATTGGAAAATCCTCAACTGAAGCAGATAGAAAAAGAGAATACAGAAAGAAAATAGAAGAGGCAAAACGGAATTTAATAACTGGAGGACAAGTGTCGGACAAATGTCCAGACAAAACTACACCAGAGTTAGAGATAGAGATAGAGAAAGATATAGATATAGATAAAGAAGAAAAGAAAGGTAAGTATTCTGACGAACACTTACGCCTTGCTAAAAAATTGCAAAGTAATTTAACTGAAGATTTTCCAAAAGAAATGAACAAAGTAGATATCGAAAAATGGGCAGACACAATCAGGTTGATGGAAGAAAGAGACAAAGCATCTATAGAAGCGATTGAGTATGTGATCAATTGGCTACCTACAAATGAATTTTGGTTTGGAAATATTAGAAGTGCTAAGAAATTGAGAGAAAAATTTGAGAAGCTCAAATTCGAAATCAAAGCAGACAAGAATAATCATAAAAAGCAAAGTCAAAAACTACAGTACAGCAATCCTAGTGAATATGACGACTTGCCAATTTAAAAAGGAGATGCATCACATGGAAAGCCTAGCAAATGCTATGGAGAAGCTAATAAGAAGAGTATTAGTGCAAAGCGGAAAATGTCCAGAATGTAGCGAACCTTTGTATAGTTGGCGAGCTAAAAATAAGGATGGTTCAGAACGTTGTAAACCAACATGCATGAGTTGTGGTTATAAAGCGTTACGTGTGAAAGAGGATATACAGACCGAACGGATATATAACGACAGCTTAAAAGCACGAGCGTTGAGTTTTTTTCAAAATGGTTCGGTATTAACAGATAAAACTTTGTTTAAATGCAAAATGGAGAATTATCACGTAGTGGACCAAGAAACGAAAATTGCTTTAGAAAGAGCTAAAAGCTATGTAAATGATGTCCTACTGAATCATCCTTCACATTTCATTCTATCAGGGAAATCAGGAAGCGGAAAAAGCCACTTATCAATGGCGACAGCTTGGGAAATACTTGAGCGCTCAAATTATGACAAGAAAATACTTTTTATAAGCTATCAAGAGTTATTAGAGCAAATAAAGTTTTCTTATAACAATGCTGAACTGAGAAAAGAAATTGAAGGATCGCTTATAGCCGATATCAAAACAACTGATTTGGTGGTTTTTGACGATATTGGAGCTGAATTAGGTAGCGGGGTATCAAATAGTAGGCAGTTTACAAACAACACGTTAAACACGCTCTTAGAAGCCAGACAGAACAAGGCAATGATCATCACAACAAACTTATCTGGTCCTGAACTAAGAGAAGCCTACGGTGAAAGAATTGTTTCTAGGATATTTAAGAATTCAGAAGGTTATGCGCTGAAATTTCAACAAACAGCAGACAAGCGCATAAAACCAGTGAAAGGTAGTATCGCATGAATAAATACCGTAATAAAAAAACTGTTCATCGAGGTATCAAGTTTGATTCTATCGCGGAAGCAGAGTATTACGATCTAGCCTTGTGGCAAGCTGAAGCGAACGGCTGGAAAGTAAAACTTCAGGAAAGATTTGAGCTGATGCCAAAATTTGAACTAGATGGAAAGAAGTATCGCAAGATCGAGTATATTCCTGACTTTACATTTTATAAAAACGGCAAGCTTGTCAAAGTCGTAGATGTTAAAGGGATGCAGACAAAAGACTTTAAGATCAAGGCGAAATTGTTTTGTCATAAATATCAAGTGCCGTTGATTTTAGCTAAAAAATATCGGAATACGTTCAAGGAAGAGCGTTTTTAACGAGGTGGTCCATCATGACAACAGAAGAAGTGATTCAAATGCGAATTCGAAGCATTCAACGTGAAATTGACGATCTGGAACGGACAAAGGCAGTGATGGTCAATGAAACAGCGAGAAAGGCAATCGATTTGCACATAGAGAATTTAAGAAGGGAAATTCGTAGATTGGAGGAATGAGCGTGGATAAAAAAGCAGCAATGAAAAGAATTGCTGAATTAACTAAGTCAGAATCTTGGCAAGAAGACAAAGAAATAGTTGCAGAAGTCCAGAAGCTTGGCAAATTAATGTGGACTGAAAAGCCTAAACGGAAAACGCCGAGAAAAATTGCAATCTGGCATGGTGATCGAATTCTAGTAACAGGTACTGCTGAACAGTTATCTGAAATCACTGGGCTGAGCAAAAACATCATCTGGGATAGAGCTAGGAGCTTATGGATTGATTCAAAGGGGCGACAGTTTAAGTATGTGGAGGAGAAATAATGAATCTCATTACACAATACAGTGATATCATCCTCAAGAAAATCATGATGAAGATTCAGAAAGACAAAAAATCAAAAGAACGAGCGGAATTAGTTAAGTTGGAAATGGCTGAAACAGGAGCAGGAGTGCGAAGTAGCAGGCATTGGAAAGCAGCGGCTAATATTGAATTTTATTACAACGAAATTCAAAAAGGTTTTGAACAAATGCGTGAGCTGGATCGGCAAACAAATTGGAGCAAGAAACTATACCAAGATCGTTTTAAGTTTGTAGAAAAGTATAGAGAGATACTAGAGGAATACAAGGAGGACAGCAAATGATACCGAGATTTCGAGCGTGGGATAAAGAGACTGAAAGAATGTGGGATATAGATGCTTGGCACATTGCAGATGAATACGTTGATTTGATTGAACCAGGAAAGAACATTGCTGATATAAGCGCTGAAAGTTTTTGGAGAAAGCAATCCGAGATCATCCTCATGCAAGCCATTGGATTACTTAATTGTGAAACAGAAGATGGAAAAAAGGTAGAAGGATGGGAAGGGGACATTGCAGATGTTGGATGGTCCGAACAAACTGGAGACTTTAATTCGCACAGAATTATTTTGAAAAGTCCGTTTGATTATTCTACAGATGAAGCTAGATGGCTAATCCATGCTGAATACATCATCATTAGAGACAATATCTACGAGAACCCAGAACTATTGGAGAGGAGCTAGACGAATGCAATGGAGATTAGCTCGACATCCGTACGGGGGATGGATCATTGAATACAAAAAGAGCATTATCGGCGGATGGCAGAAGGTAAATGGTGCTAGGCATTATCAATGGGAACCGCCTTTGCCAGCTGTTTTTAGCACAAAAAAAGAAGCTACTGCAGAAATGGCTAAGCTTATAGCTAAGTATTCTTAGACATAAAATGAAGGAGGAACAGCGATGAATAAACAAAAATTGATTGAGACATTAGAAAAGCTTAATAAAAATTCCAAACGCTGCATTGGGATAGATAAACATGAGGACTACTGGCGAGGAAAAACAGACGCGTATTTCAATCTGATTGGCTTAGCAAAACAACTAAACGAATCGCAGAAACCAGTTATTCCACAACTCGTGGCAGGTTGGATCGAAAAAAGTACCGACAATTTAACAAAAGCTGAAAAAATAGCGTATTTAGTCCAATCCAAAGATGGTGATTCATATTATTTCTGTGATTGGTTTGTACGAGATGGCATATTGACGCAAGAACAAGGAGAAGAATTACTCGCTTGGGCAACGAGACAATCATATGAAACACTATTGAGCCTATACAACGGCTACGAGGTCGAGGAATCTAAGTGGGTGGTAAACGAAGGCGATTTAGTCATTCGTAAGGGTGAGCATGAGGCGAAGGTATATTTTGTTGAGAGCGTTGATGATGATGGAATACTTTTAGTGAACGGTATTAAAGATGAATTTTTTACTGATTTGGACGATCGTTCGGTTGACGAAGAATCAATCAACTACTTTTATGAAAATTTTAGATTGTTAGCAAAGAAAGAGAATTTGGAAGCCGAGAAAGTGGAGGTGTGAAATGAATATCACAGAAGAAGCTGAATATTTTATAGAATTACCAGCAAAACAGAATAAACTTTATGTGAATTATGATATCGAAGAGAATATCAGCATTGATGCGATCAGAGTAACTCGTTTTACGGAATCAGAAATAAAAGCAATTGATGAAAGATATTGGCCATTTGCTATGCCAGTGGAAGAGGTGGTAGAAGGATGAGCAGACATCTAATGCTCCATATACCAGACGGAACAAAGGCAATTGCAATTAGCATTGTTGCTGAACGAAAAGATGGCGTTTTGGCGTTGACCACAAAAGATATTGATACCAAACAGATTTTAGAAGGCAGAGATGTCGAGATAGAGCTCGTTGAGGAGGAAGCGGAATGAATGTTCAAGTTTATTTAAAAAGAGATTTGGCCAGGTTTCCTCGAAGCTGGGATACAAATTCCCACCCATCCGAGGCAGAAGAAGAGAGCTATCTAATGTCTGCTAACATGATAGAAATTACAAGAGATGATGCGGATGAGTTTGATAAAAAAAGATCATGTTACTTTGTTCCGAATCCAATGTATACGGCTGTAATAGAAGATTATCATATATCCGACAGATTTATTCTGATTGATCTAGAAAGGCCTAAGAAACGAATTAAACAGTATAGACGTTGTGGATTTTCAACAAAGAAATGGTGATAACAAAACAGAGGTGAAGAAAAATGAACAAAAGACGCCGCAGAGTAACAAAGCTAAGAAAACAAGAATTGAATGTAGCAAAAGCAAAGTTTGAAAAAGAATACGGAGTTTCTGCAGAAGAAGCATATAAAGTGGCAAGTCAGTGTGTTGCTGATGCAAGTGATGCTATTCGTAAGTTTGGAATTTCGATATTAAGTGATGATCGTAAATGGGAGGAAGCGGAATGAAACTAAAAGACGGATTTTACGCTAGTAGTCATGGTATCGGCGGTTTAATGCTAGATATGCCGACAAAGAACCCTAAAACACGTAAGAAACCAAAAGTCAAAGTCGGTGACATGGTTCGCTGTGAAGCAGAGGAGTTCGTTTATCCCTTCAGAGGATACGTTAAAAAGATACTGTCAAACTCAGCAATCATTCGTATTGAAAACACGATGGACTGTGACAAGTGGTTAGCGAAAAGCAAAGAGAATTTAGCAGTGGTGAGATTGGTGGATATGGAGGTTATAAACAATGAAATTTAAAATCTTTGAAGAGGACACTCGCTATAAATTAGAAAAAGAATTAAACGATTTTGCGAAAAACAATGAGATTCAGCATATATCTTTAGCAACTTCTAAGAGAGGTTATGCAAATTACTATGCAGCTGTTGTGAGCTATGTAAGTCGAGAAGTGTAACTCGGCAAATAAAAAAAGCCGGATCGCTCCGACTAACATAATAAAACAGACAAGTTTATTATATCACATAAAGGAGCGGTTTGACTTGGTGCAATTGTTACGAGAGGTAGATTTCAAACAGACAAGATGTAATGCGAGAGATGTGCTGAAGAACTTTCGGCGTTTGGAGCGGATGGCAGGTCGCTCTTTGATAGATATTAAGTCGCCGATTATTACGGATATGCCGAAGGCACCGAAATATGGAAACAAGGCAGAAGACGCAATCATTCAGATGATGGATATAGAAGCAGAGAGAGATGCGATTCTAGCGGCTTTGATGGCGCTTAGTCTGATTAGTCGTCAGATACTCTACTATAGCTTTTGTGACGTAAATAAGCACTCTAATTATGAAATAGGTCAATTGATACGAGGATACGGAGAGAAGAATGTAGAGAAGCTGAAATCCATCGCATTGATCGAATTTGCTGAAGCATACAAAAAAGGCGTGTTAGTTCAGTATCGTTGATTTTGTAGGGTTTTTGTAGGGATAGTGTAGGGTTTTTGAGCAGTTTAACGTGATATTATGGTAGTGTCGAAAGATTAGTGATAGGTCTTAGACAAAATAAAAAACGCAAGGGAGGAAATCTCCCTCATCGTTTTAATTAAGCTTCGATAGACAGCAACGGAAATATGAAGAAAAGGATGTGAACTCAACTCCTTCTGAATTCTTCGTATGCTGCTGTCTATTAAATTATGTATCGAACGGAGGTAGGCTAGTGGAAACAAGAGATGATGAAACAGCTATTGTGAATAAAGCTGAAAGTGAGAACTCAAGTTTTTTTGTAAAAGCAAATTGGAACATTGATTTACCAGAAGGGAATATCAACACTCCAGTAGCAGAACCTATAAAGTATAGTCCTTCCACGGCAAAGCCTGATAAGGAACATTAGAAACGAAATATTTTAAGGAGTGTGAGAACTCCTCCTAAATTCTTCATCCGTTGCTGTCTATTAATTTATGTATTGGAGGAAAAACGAATGGATAAAGAAATCAAAGCAACTGTCAAATTAGATTTGACTGAACTAAAAGAACTGCTCACCAAGGCTAGTGACCAAGTCGAGCAAATAAAGTATCAAGGTATGGATCGGGAACGGTTGATTGATATTATTGAGCAACAACGTTTAGAATTGATCCAAAAAGAAGCTGTATGTAAAGAGTACAAAAAACATTTGGAACAAGTAATTGAGTATCATTCAGTAGAAAAGTACAGATCAGTTGTACAAAAAAATAGAGAAGCAGATGAAACTGCTCCTCATGGTAATCAACCTCTGTGGCAATTAGGGCAACAGTAGTAACAGCCATCAAATTCTGAAGAAGGATTTAATGCTTTGATTGCTCGTATTGCTTCTGTACAGTTAGAATAGTAACTGAACTCTACTTGGTTCTTTTTCTCAGGGAGACGATGGCATGTACTTTGGTGCACCTCATGGCGACCTTTGTCATCTTGATTTTGGTTAGCAATGTAATATGGCATATGAATAGCTCCTTTCGTCTATTTCAGCGGACCACTCGCTGATAAATAAAATTATACGCTTAGTATTTATTTTCACAATATTAACTTGTCACTGTGGCGGAAAGGGTAGACGCTTAAAAATAAGGTCAATACGTCGAGGGATAGCCTTAACGTTTTATGATTTGACCATGCAATGTTCGATTCATTGCCAGTGACTTAAGGAACCTACGGAAACAATTCATCTTATCGGATGCCGATGAATTGGCTGACCAGTCGGGATGCCACTAGCAGTTAAAAGGCATAAAATACTAGCACAGACGTGCGCCACTCTCAGGTGTAGGTTAGGAGAGAAACATCAGTTGGTGTTATTAGGAATACGATAACCTGCTTGCGACAAAGCTTTGTACTGTCGCGTTGGTCATGAACAGAGACGGTATTCTGTTTCAGTATTCGTTAGCAACCGAGGGTTGGAAATGGGCGCTCAAAGTACACGAGCAAGGCGAGGTCGATAGTAATCGATGGAATCGGTGTAGGTTGCTATTACATAATTGGTTAGGTTAGATTGAGATTTGGGATTCGGTACAAATGAATCGTCAAATGACTCAAGCACAGGATCGGAAACGTCCCTGCCTGTGCATTACATATTAGATCATTCTTTGAGTGGTCTTTTTATTTTGCGTAAAGGAGGCTACATAATGAGAAACTACTGGTATGTATCACTAACAAACCGATATCCGCAACCGAACACTGATGATCCAGTGAGGGTTGTCCAATCAGTTCAAATAAAAAAGAAGTACTCCATCATTGAAATGACCAGAGAAGCAACACCAAATGAGATTGATCAGTATAAGTTGGTTCTTATTGGCATTGGTTGGTTTAAGGACGAACATATACAGACAAACATGAAGAGGTGGTTGAGATAATGTTTTGGAATAGGAAAGATGAACCTTTCATTGACGAACGAGACTTTAATTATCCGAAGGTGCTTATCAAAACGCCTCATAAAGATATAGAAGGTTATATTGAAGAAGTTGATTTCGATTACTTAGATGAAAGAAGCAAGGTGTTTATAGTTCATGCGGAAAGAGAACACCCGATAACAAGAGAAAGAATAGGAACTGTGTTTGGAGTATCTATTAAAGAGGTAGAAGCTAATGATTGGTACATGAAGATAGTTCATGATGGAAAGACATTATATGAAACAGAACCTAACCTGTTAGAAATCAAACTAAAAGATACTGACTCAGTACCAGAGGTTTGGTACAAAGGTGAGAGGTTAGATGAATCGCCTAAAGGATTAGTAGATGTATCGTATCATTGGAAGACTGATGGTTTTACTAATGATGATAGAGGAGCGAACGACATCACGATTCAATACTTTTCTAGCTTTAATGATAAGTATCCAGATATGAAAACAATCGGACACAAGAGAGATATGTAGATGATTGAAGTAACTACAAAAGAGGACAGAGCGAAGTTCTATTCATCATCACAGTGGAAGAAGCTGAGACTAAAAGCATTAGAACGGGACCATTACGAATGCCAATGGTGCAAAGAGCAAGGCAAAGTGACAACAATTAACGATGCAATATTAGAAGTAGATCACATTAAAGAGCTTGAATATCATCCAGAATTTGCGACGGATATAGATAATCTAAGAACATTGTGCAAAGAATGCCACAACAAGCGGCATAGTCGTATGAATTATCGCGGTGCAGAACGCAAGAAAAAATTTGATGATGAATGGTGGTGACGATTTGGAAGAATTAGTTAACGGAATGTTTAATGTTTACTTGGAATTAATTAAACAAGAGGACGAAGAACAGGGTGAAAAAATCGAGCAAGTATTTATTTCGATGTTTAACTTAATGTCGGAAAAGGAACAAATTAAATGTAAGAAAGAAGCGTTAATCAAATTTTTGCAAGAGTTGTAAGCCCCCCCGGTCTAAAATATTTCAATGTTAAATGAGATTTTGGAAACCGGTGGATGGGTCAACTCCGCAAATCTATTAGCGATATGCGCATAACCCCCTCCCGTAAGAAAGGAAGTGATTGGATGGCGGATTTAAAAATCAGAAATGAAAAAGTAGCTGCTGAGGAAAAACGATTGAATGAATTGTTTTTTGATTTGGCTGACGATAAGAAAAAAGTTGTATCTGGTCTGGTGACTCAAGCGGCACGATTAAAAATATTACTAGACGAAATGTGGATTGATATTTCTGAAAAAGGAGATTATGAATTATTCTCTCAGTCAGAAAATCAGATTCCTTACGAACGGGAGCGGCCGGTGGCAAAACAATACAACGCACGTGATCAATCTTATCAGCGGATTATAAAACAGTTGACAGATTATTTGCCAGAAGAAAAACGAGATGCTGTAAATAATGCAGCGTTAGATGGTAGTGATCTTCTATGACGTTGCTACAACCTTACTTTTTTGATGAGTATGTGGATTTGTATGAACGGGGGAAAATTCCGTTTAACAAAGAGCGTATCCAGCTTGTCGAGTATCTCAAAAAGGAAGTCCTTCCGAGAGATGATTTGTATTTTGACGATGAGATGATTCACAAATTTATTCGTTATGCCGAGAAAAATTTTTTTCCGTTAGCTAAATATCAGAAATTTATTACACCTTTCATTTTTCTTTACAAAAAAGAAGATGACGAGGTATTTTTTAATGAAATTTTGAACTCTATTGCGCGCGGGGGTGGCAAGAATGGTTTCATGTCTGCACGAGATTCGTTCTTTATTTCCCCACTCTATGGTGTGCGAAATTACGATGTGACTATTACTGCCAATTCGGAAAAACAAGGGAAAGTTAGTTTTAAAGAAGTCTATGAAACTGTTCAGGCGAAACGTTTAGAACAGCAGTTTTATTTAACGAAAATGGCAATCACCAATCGAGTAACGAATTCCATTTTTAGTTATCGGACCAACAACCCGAAAACGATGGATAGTGCTCGGGATGGCTGTTTAGAATTCGATGAAATTCACATGTTCGAGAACTCGGATATCGTGGACATTCAACGGAGCGGGCTAGGTAAGATTCAACATCCACGGACATTTTACAACGGAACGAATGGACACGTCCGAGAAGGCTTTTATGACCGGACATTAGAAAGAGCACAGAAAATTTTTAGTGGAGAAAACAAGAATGACCGTTTGTTTCCGTTTATTTGTAAACTCGACACGATCGAAGAGATGGAAAAACCGGAATTATGGTCTAAAGCGAATCCGATGTTCGAAGAAGATTCTCCTTACGCCAAACGCTTGTATCAAACTGTTATGGACGAATACCTAAAGTTAGAAGAAGAGCCGTCTGGTCGCCGGGAGTTTGTCGTCAAACGGATGAATTTTACCGAAGGCGATATGGAATCAGATATTACTACGCACGAAAAATTACTAGCTACTAATCAGCCGATTGGTGATTTAAAAGGAAAATCGTGTGTCGCTGGCTTTGACTATGCGGAAATTCGAGATTTCGCCAGTGTTGGGCTGCTATTTAAACAAGACGAAAAATTCATCTGGCTACAGCATAGTTTCGCTAGAAAAGAATTTTTAGATACGTTCAAAATCAAAGCACCGATAAAAGAATGGGCGGAAAAAGGTATTTTTACAATCGTGGATGCGCCATCTATTTCTCCTCAACTACTAATTGATTGGTTGAATGAAAAACGTGAATTGTATCAGATTGAAATGGTGTGTGCCGATGGCTATCGAATGGACCTGCTGCAACCGCTATTGGAAAAAGAAGGTTACAACTATGAATTCATTCGGAATATTCGAGGAGTCCAATCCAAAGTAGCTCCAATCATCGAAGACGGGTTTGCTAACGAAAAATTTATTTTTGGCGATGATCCATCAATGCGATGGTACACGAATAATAGCTACGCCAAAGTTGATAAATCAGGAAACAAAACATTTTTGAAAAAAGAACCAGTCCGGCGGAAAACAGATGGCTTCCACGCCTTTTTAGCTGCTTTATATAAAAGAGAAGAAATCGAAGACGTTGATTTAGAAGGCTTCTTTGATTTGATGGAGGACTGGGATTTTTAAGGCAGTGAAGGGAGGTGTGTGACTATTGGGAGTGTTTCAATCGTTTTTTGATATTTTCAAAAAAAATTCAGAGATTGAATTAAGCTACGACTTTGACACGTTGATTGACGAATACAACACGCTGTATTTGAAGCATTTAGCAATCGATACCTGTGCAGAATTTATAGCACGAATATTCAGCCGGTCAGAGTTTCGAATTCGGAAAAACGGACAGCCGATCACGAACGAGTGGACGTATTTATTAAATGTACGCCCGAATCTGGATCAATCAGCTTCTTCGTTTTGGCAACAAGTCGTTTACAAGCTAATCACTGAAAACGAAGTATTGATCGTACTTTCTGACGATGATCAATTGTTGATTGCTGAAAGCTACGTTCGAAAAGAATATGCGTTGTATGATGATGTTTTTGAAAGTGTGTGGATGAAAGGCTACGAGTTCAAACGAAAGTTTCCGATGAGTGAAGTCATTTTTTTACAATACAACAACAACGACTTGAATAGATATGTTCGTGGATTGTACGAAGATTACGCTTCTCTCTACAACCGGATGGTTGAAGTAGCTATGCGAAATCATCAGATTAGAGCGACGGTCGGAGGTAAAGAAGGCCGAGGTTTTGATGACAAATTACAAAAGAAAGCTCAATCTTATATTGATAAACTGTACGAAAAATTTCGAAAAGACTCAGTTGCTATTATTCCGATGCAACAAGGGCTGGAGTATAACGAACTCACGAATACAGTTGGCGAAACTAATCAATCGATTGACGAACTCAAGAAATTGAAACGGCAGTTTGTCGATGAAGTGGCAGATATTTTAGGAATACCTTCAACAATTTTGCACGGCGAACTGGCTGATTTAGAGAGCGCCCAGAAAGTGCTTAATAAATATTGTGTGAAATCGTTGAACAAAAAAATTGAAGACGAGCTAAACGCCAAAACTATCAGCAAGTCTGAGTACGTGAGCGGAACAGAAGTTAAAGTCGTAGGCGTTGATAAGAAGGATATCTTCGATTTGGCAGATGCAGTAGACAAGTTAATTTCAAGCGGCGGATTCAATCGAAATGAAATTCGCGAAGAAGTCGATTATGAAAGTATCGAAGGCGGAGATGAATTCTATATCACCAAAAATTATGAGAAAGCGAAAGGAGGGGAGGAAGCAAATGACGAAACTGGAAATTAAAGGAACGATTATTTCTAATAATCAAAAATGGATCTACGATTTGTTCGAAATGGATAGCACAGCACCGAAAGATATTTTATTGCCTGAAAACAACGAACCACTAGAGGTCGTGATTAATTCGGGAGGTGGTGACGTATATGCAGGCAGTGAGATTTATACAGCTTTACGAGCTTATCAAGGTGACGTGACTGTGAAAATCGTAGGTATTGCTGCAAGCGCCGCAAGCGTGATTGCAATGGCTGGAAACACAATTGAAATCAGCCCGACTGCTCAAATTATGATTCACAATGTTTCAAGCGCTGCTGCTGGCGATCATCGAACGTTAGCTCACGAAGCAGAAGTATTGAAAAATTATAACTCATCAATCGCGAATGCTTATATTGCAAAAACGGGCATTGAAGAAGCTGAATTGCTGGAATTGATGAATCATGAAACGTGGCTTACCGCTGAACAAGCAGTAGAAAACGGTTTTGCTGATAAAGTCATGTTTGAAAACAATGAAGCGCCGTTGCTAGTTGCGAGCTTGTCACCGGTTATCCCACCAGATGCGATTGCAAAATTGGCTGAAAAGTTAAAACCTCAATTTGATTTAGACGAGTTAGCAAACAAAGTATCTGAAAAATTAAATACTAAAAAGACGGAATCGAAAGAACCAGAAAACGCTGGTTTTAAACGATTCCTTTTTTAATACAAAAAATAAGGAGGTCATACTGAATGACTATGAAATTATCCAACGAATTCAAAACGATTCGTGACAACTTTTTAGCGGCGGTTAACAATAATGAGCCTGCTGAAAAACAAAATGAACTATATGGAGCGATGCTTGATGAATTGTTAAACGAAGCAAAAAAACAAGCACGTGCTGAAGCAGAAGGGCTGATTGCTGCAAACCCGGCAGACGCAAAATTATCTGCACGAGAACGGAAATTCTTTAATGCAGTTACCACTGACGTTGGCTACAAGGAAGAAAAATTACTTCCGCAAGAAACAATCGATCGCATTTTTGAAAACTTAACTACTGCTCATCCGCTATTAGCAGAAATTGGCATGGTGAATGCTGGATTACGCTTAAAATTCTTGAAGTCTGAAACAAGTGGAGTCGCTGTGTGGGGAAATATCTACGGCGAGATAAAAGGCCAATTAGATGCAGCATTTAGTGAAGAAGAAGCTATTCAAAATAAATTAACGGCGTTCGTTGTAATTCCGAAAGATTTGAAAGACTTTGGCCCTGCTTGGATCGAATCTTTTGTATCTACTCAAATCGATGAAGCTTTTGCAGTTGCTTTAGAAGCGGCGTTCTTAGCAGGAGACGGAAACGGCAAGCCAATCGGCTTAAATCGTCAAGTACAAGCTGGCGTGGCTATCACTGGCGGAGTATATCCCGAAAAAACTTCAATTGGTGATTTAACTTTTGCTGATTCTGCTACTACAGTCAAAGAATTAACGAACGTATACAAACACCATTCCACTGACGAAAAAGGTCGTGCTGTTGCTGTTGATGGCAAAGTAGTCATGGTTGTTAACCCTGCTGACGCTTGGGATGTTAAACGCCAATACACTTCTTTAAATGCGCAAGGCGTATACGTAACCGCTCTACCTTATAATCTTAAAATCGTTGAATCTTTGGCACAAGTTTCCGAAAAAGTCGTTACTTTCGTTAGCGGACGTTACGATGCTTACATCGGTGGCGGTATCACTTTGCGTAAATACGACCAAACATTGGCAATCGAAGATATGGATTTGTATACTGCTAAACAATTTGCTTATGGAAAAGCAAAAGATGATAAAGCGGCGGCTGTTTGGGGATTAAAAGTGAATGAAACGCCTGTCGACCCTACTCCAGAAGGGTAGTGAGAAGATGAAGTACACAATCCTTAAAAGTTTTAGGGATAAATACACCAAAGAACTTTACGAAAAAGGTCAGGAAATCGATTTACTTGTGAAGCGTGCTAAGGAGATTGAAAAAAATCTTGGTAGTGGCTTTATTCAGAAAAAAGATTAGGCGGTGGAGCCTATGGAACAATTATTAAAGGATTTTAAATCGCGTATGCGTATCTTCCACAATGCAGATGATGACAATTTAGAAAATATTCTTGAGAGTTCAACTGCGGCAATAAAGCGTTGGTGCGGAAGTGAAGATATTACTAAGCCAGAAATTCGAGAATTAATCATTGAGCGTAGCAGATACGTTTACAATGATTCTCTCGAATTTTTTAATGAAAATTTTTTGTCCGAATTAATGGCCGTCTCTCTCTCGAATTATGTGGAGGAGGACGTTAGCGATGAAGAAACCAACGTTTGAGTATCAGAAGCCTAAAGTTAATAATGGTGCGATGAGAACGCCAGTTGAATTTTTTAGCTATAAGCCAAAACCAGGGCCGATGCCTGGTGAAGAAGAAAAACAGATTGCTTTTAGTTGTTTTGCTGAAATATATAATCCGTCGATGAAAGATTTAGAGATTTTAAACTCTAAAACGACTAAGCAGGCGGTTACAATTACTATCCGAGATCCGCAAGAAGACTATTTAGTCTCTAATAAACATTATGTGGAGATTTTAGACAGGCGCTATAGCGGAATCAGGTGGAATATTGCTGATGTTCGAAATGATTTTACGGATAATCGTTTCGTTACGATTCTTTTGGCGGTGTATGCCGATGAATAGCGTAGAAGTTAAAGGCGTAAACGAAACGTTAAAAGCAATGGAAAAAAGACTTGGTGATAAAAAAGTCCGATCGATTGCTCGCAAAGCAATCAATACCGGCGCTGAGAAAGTCGAGAAACGTCTGCAGTCTGACATGCTCGTTTTTAAAGATCAAGGATATACGATTGATGAAGTTGTTCGTAAAAATGCGACGTATAAAAATTACAATACTGAAGCAGAAATCGGTTGGAATGGTCCACATCAACGTTATCGATTAATCCATTTAAACGAATGGGGCTATACAAGAAACGGACGTCAGATTAAGCCGCGTGGGTTCGGGGTTATCACGAAATCATTGAAAAATTCTGAACCAGTTTATTTGTCTACCGTGGAAATGGAGGTTAAGAAAAGCCTATGAAAGACATATTAATGATTATTTACGAGGCGTTAATTTCGAATGCCTACATCCACGAAATGACTTATAACAGCGATTCGCAAGAATATCGAATTAAGTTTTATGAGCAACCTGAAACAGCTGATAAATCAGGTGCATTTATCACACTTCGGCCCGTTGATGTACCGAATGAGGCCTATCACGGTAGTGATCAAGAGCTTTCGATTGAGCATTTAATCCAAATTGATGTGGAATCAAAATATCGAGCGACTTCGAAACAAATTCAATACGAGATTAAAAAAGAAATGAAAAACTTAGGCTTTGGCCAAGTATCGGGGCAAGGATTAGATGAGTATTTTCCGGAAACAAAACGGTTCGTCGACGCGCGTCGTTATGACGGGAATACACGAATCTATGATACGAAATATTAATAGGAAGTAAGACACGTTAAATAGACGTGTCTTTTTTAATACCCAAAATTAGGAGGAAAATTTTATGACTTTAGTAGGATTCAAAAAAATGACAATTGGGGTCTTTGATAGCACAGGAAAGATTCCAGCAGAAAATTTATTTGTAGTTGAAGGTAAGCAAAACGAAGGGGCAACTGTATCTGCTGAAATCAGTGGACTATCGAAAGAACCATCAAAAGTTTACGGATCGAACATCGCTTACTATGTCTCTCAAAAAGGAACAGGCGATGTTTCAGCTACTTTTGGATTGTTAGATTTACCAACAGAAGTAAATGACAAAATTCTTGGTTACAAAACCGATACAAACAAAATCAGCTTCTTGGGAGAAGATACTGAGCCACCATATTGTGCAATTTTGATGGAATCGGAGGATTTGAACGGCGATACAGCAATGCTTGCGATGTTCAAAGGAAAATTCAGTCGTGAATCTATTAATCTTAACACTACGACAAATGAAGCTTTCGAACCAGAAGCAGAAGAATATGTATTTTCAGCGATTGCCAATGATGTTGAAGGTGATGCTAAAGGCCAAACAGTCGCAAAATATGTTGGAGACGAAGAAGCTTCTATTACTGCTTTGAAAGAGATGGTATTTCCTGCAGCGGGGGAGTAACTAGCTCCGTTGTTGGAGCAATCACTCCCACTATTAATGGGGTAACAGTTGAATTAAGTTAGGAGGATAACTATGCCAGATACATTTAAAATCTATAAAAAAAATGGTACTGAATTTACAAAAGTCGCAGAGGGTGAAAGTCCACTTTCTATTACTGGAATTGCAGCAAATACTCAAGTTGCAAAAGGAGATTACCAAGCAACTAGAATTGTGGAAGATCAAGAATCTGACAAAGTAGACATTCCAGCATTTAAAGTATTACCTACCACTGATGAATCTGATACAAAAACAGGTTCATCAGTTGAGGTATCACCTGCTTTTGATCCTAACGGCAACACGAAGCCGACTGATACGCAAACAATTGAGGAAATAAAAGCTTGGTTGACAGCCCATACGATCGACTTTGCAGGTAAGACCCTCAAAGCGGATCTATTAGCGCTAGTACCAACCGAATAAATTGTTAGAGGACTGTAACGGTCCTCTTTTTTTATATCTAAAAAATAGGAGGAAACAAGAATGGCAAATGTAAGAATTGAATTAAAAAATAAAAAAGGTGAACAAGTTGTATATGAAAAACTTGACACAACAGGCAAAGATTATCGTAAAGCATTAGAAACGATTAAAAATCTAAATAGCGAAGGGGCAAAAATGTGGGACCAGTTAGATATCTATCTTGATTTCGCTGTTGGAATTTTTAGAGAACACAACTTGACATCAGATCAAATTCTGGATGGGTTATCTTCTGAAAAAGTCATTGATACACTAGATGGCATTTTGGGTCAAGTTATGGGTGTTGAAAGCAATCCAGATCCAGAAGCAAAAAAGTAACACCTGAAGAAGCAGAAGAAATGTACTTAAATCTCTGCAGAGAACTTGTTAAACACGGTTGGTCATTGTCTGACATTGAGAATAATTCCTTTGAAATGATGATGAAAATTGCGTGCACTTCGCCTAAGAAAGAGAAACAAAAAGAAGTTGATCTTAAAGACTTCTTGAAATCCATGTAGAGAGGAGGTAAACATATGGCAAATGGAAAACCTTTAGGCAATATGATTATCAAACTAGACTTAGACAGTTCAGCTTTTTCAAAAGGTTTAGCTGGAGCTAAAAATGCTGTCAACCATCAAATGAAAGCAATGAAGTCACAGATGCAAGTAATGAACTCTTCAGGGAATTCTCTCGGTGCTTTACAAGCAAAATACAATGGGTTAGGCGGAGTTCTACAAGCAAATGAAAAGCAAGTAGAATTGCTCACTAAGGCTTACAAGGATAGTTTTGACTCTAACGGAAATGCTACTGCGTCGACTGCTAAATACGCAAATCAACTGAATCAAGCAACAGCTAGATCAGCAAGCTATGAATCTCAGCTGAAAACAACTGTTGGGCAAATTGCTAGAATGAAAGTTGAGACTGAAGGAGTCACAGGTAAACTCAAAGCACAGTCTGACAAGTGGGTTTCTTCTGGGAAGAAAATCGAAACTGTCGGAAAAACCATTTCTGGCGTTGGCAGCACTCTTGTGGCGTCACTTACAGCGCCGATTGTCGCTGGGTTTGGACTAGCTACAAAAAAGGCCGCTGATTTTCAAAGTCAAATTGGCGAAATTGGTCCACTACTGACTAATGGCGGAAAAATGACTGCTGAATATCGTAGTCAATTAGACCAAATGTCTGATAGCTCAAAAAAATGGGCGAAAGCTTATGGTGTATCTACTACAGAAATTAATACTGGTTTAGCTGAGATCGTTCGTAAAGGTTACGATGCAAACCAAACGATGGGTGTTATGCCATCAATTTTAGATGCTACAAAGGCTTCTGGCGATAGCTTCAACGACGTAATGAATGTTACTACAGAAGTAATCAGTCAATTTAATTTGAAAGGTAAGGACTACAATAGCACAGTTAAAAATGCTACGCGAGTAACAGATGCATTGACTTACGTGGCTAATGCAACTTCTGCTGGATTTTCCGATCTAGGATTAGCGATGGGGTATGTTGGTCCGGTGGCAAACAGCTTGGGGATGGATGTTGAAGAAACAGCGTCAGCTATCGGATTACTTAGTGATGCAGGTATCGGTGGAGAAAAAGCCGGGACAGCACTACGAGGGGCTTTGACACGCTTATTGAAACCATCAGAACAAAATATCGCTGGTTTCGAGCAACTAGGAATTTCTGTGGACGAGTTTAAGAACGGCACACTCACACTTCCAGATATGTTAAACAAAATCAAAGTAAACACTGAAGGTTGGACAGACGCACAACGTACATCGGCAATTGCTTTGGCATTCGGTACTGAATCGCAATCGGCTATGAATGTTCTGGTTAACCAAGGTGGAGACGCCTTAAAAGGATTGACTAAGGAAACGTATAATGCGAATGGTGCGACTAAAGAAATCGCAAAATCCATGAACAATTTACCTGCAAATAAATTAGCTCGATTTAAAGAATCCTTGAACGTTTTGGCTATTACAGCTGGAGAAAAATTACTTCCAATTTTTACACCAATAATTGAAAAAACAACAAAAATGATCAATAAGTTCTCAGAACTTGACGATGCATCACAGAAAAACATTCTCAAATGGAGTGGTATAGCAGCAGCTGCTGGACCTACTTTAAAATTACTTGGTGGCAGTGTTGCTATATTTGGCAAAACTAAAACAGCCGTTGGGAAGCTAACTGGCAGTTTAGTTGAACTAGCTGCAAAAACAGCAGAAAAGAAAGCGATGAACACCTTCGCATCGACTGTGACTGCAGCAGGCACAGCAGCAAGTAGTGCTGCAGGAGCAAGTGGCGTAGGTGCGATGACTACATCATTAGGCTTATTAGGCCCAGCATTACTTGGTGTCGTTGGCGTAGGTGGTGCGCTAGCTCTCGGATATGGTGCATGGAAAACTTTTGGAGAAGAAGCATGGAATTCCGCTCAACGTACAAAAGAGTGGGGCACGGATGTAGGTAAAGCAACAGATGAAGCACTCGAAAAAGTTAAAGGTTATGGCGACGGTGCAATTGGCGAATTTGGACTTATAGAACAAGGACTATCTGACAATACAGGTGCTATGGTCGGTAATTTCGAAAAAATGGGTAAGTCAATTGAAACTGAAATGACTAATCGCATCAAAACGTTAAAGGAACTAGTTAAGGGTCTGCCTAAAGATATCCAAGATGCGGCAGATGATCTAACCGATGACGAAATAGACAAACAAGAAGAATATTTAAAGATAGTCCAAGAAAATAATGATAGAATTACGCAAATAAAAGAAAATGCTTCTAAAAACGGTCGTAAAATTTCTTATGAAGAATCTGTCATCGTCAAAGCATTGGCTGAAGAATCAGCAACTGCTTATGTAAATTCTTTAGGAAAGAGCAAAGACGAAACTAAAAAGATTTTAGATGCAATGACCGGAAATGTGGGCAACGCTACTCAAGATCAAGCGAAAAGCTGGCTAGAATCTTTGGGTAAACAAAGACAAAATTCTAAAATCGAATATTCTAAAATGCAAGAAGACATGAAAAAACATCTTGTTGATGCTGGATATGATCTGAATAGTTCCTACGCTAAGCAAATGTTCGACTTGCTTGAGAAGAGTAGCAAATCAGCTACTGAACTGACGGAAGATCAAATGTCGCTAATTCTAGGCAAGTATCCAGAACTAGCGCAAGAAGTATTCCTTGCTAACGGTCAACTTATTAGTTCTATGGGTGATGCAGGTCAATCAGCGGTTGAGCAAAATAAAAAAATGATAGAAACGTTCGGGGATATGTCTCGAACGGCGGCTAAAACTGCTGAAGAAAATGCTAAAAAAATAGATTTAATATCTACAGAAGCAACCGAAGTCGGTGAATTTTGGAATAATTTAGTATTGGAAGAAAAAACAGGAGAAGTGAAAACTAACGCCCAAGAAGCAATCAATGAGGCAGCTAAATCTGAAGCTGGTTGGAACAAACTAATTTGGGCAAGTAAAAAAGCTAACCTTTCTTCTAATGCCAAATTGACGATTGCAGAGGCGGCAATAGCAAATGGTAAATGGGACAAAATGACCTTTACTGATCAACAAGCTTTGATTGAGTCAAACGTCACTAAAACTATTACGCAAGCTGTTCAAGCAAAAGGCGATTGGGAAAATCTAACTTTCGATCAAAAAAAAGCTTTACTTTACTCAAATACACCTGAAATAATGGCAGAAACTTTACTGAACTTAGGTTATTGGGATGAGTATCAACCTGAAATAAAAGAGTTGAATGCTAAAAATTATAATTTTTTGACTACTCTTTCTAAATCAGAAGAGAAACTAGCAAGTTGGAATGGATTACCAACAGATGTGAAAGAGATAATAGGAGACAATTACGATTTCTTAAATAAAATCTACAGTTCAGAAGAAAATTTTGCTCGATGGAATTCAATTCCTGATTCAGAGAAAAAGCTTCTTGTTGATAACATGGATTTTTTAACAAAAATCTCAACATCTAAAGAAACTTTGAACCAATGGAATCAGTTGCCAACTGATCAAAAAAACATCTTAGCTAATAATGAAGATCTGTTAAACAAAATATTTGCATCAGAAGAATCTTTCAATGCATGGAAAGCAATCCCTGATCCGGTCAAGCGTATGCTTGGAGATAATGTTGATATTTTAACTAAAGTCAAAGATGGAACTATTAGCATCGAAGACTATAACAAAAATGTACTTCCTCTATTGAAGAAACTGTTCGGCGATAATTCAAGCTTAACTGGCGCGGTAGGTGATGCATCAGCTACTATTGATAACTATAACAAGAATGTATTCCTAAACGATAAAACTGCAGTAGGACACGATGAGGCTTCACAAGCTGCTAAAGATGCATTTGACGCATTCAACATCTTCCAAACAAAAATACCAGATAAAATTACTAAAACTGTATCAGCTGACTTTATAGGTCCTATGCCTAATGCGAAAGGAACAAACTTCCATCCTGGCGGAGCAGCTATGGTAAACGATCAAAAAGGGCCTACTTATGAAGAGCTTATAACCTTGCCAAGCGGAGAAGCTTTTATACCTAAAGGACGTAATGTCGTTTTAGATCTTCCACGAGGGTCGAAAGTGTTGAAAGCCTCCAAGACTAAACAATTAGTTTCTAAATATGCTGATGGTATAGGAAATATAACCACTATTTCAACCGCGCCGAATTTTGATGCTTTAATCTTAGCTATTAATGAGCTGACGGCAGTATTAAGAAGTCAGCAGCCAATAAGCAATCAGTCAACAACAGATACAAAGGTTGCGCAACCGATTATTCCTGACGCTTTATCAGAAAAATCAGATCAATATCTTTCCATTGGATCAGAGTGGCTGACTAATTTAATGAACGGCTGGAACTCAGTTGTTCCTCAATACATGAGCAGCGAAACGCTCTTTATTACGAATTATCTTAATGCCCTTAAATCGCAAAATAATCCTAGTTACCTACAGGGGGCAACTTGGAATAAGAATTTGATGAATGGCTGGAACAGCTTAACTGGCACGTTCATTGCTACAATTAATTCATTTTGCAATCAAGCGATGGTGACGTTTAGAAACTACAACACGCCTATGTACAATAACGGGCGAACTTGGCAGCAGAACAATCTAAACGGTTGGAATTCGTTATACGGATCATTTATAGCCCGTGTAAACCAACTCGGCAATGATTCGATTAACAATCTTCGTTCTAAAAATGGCGGATTTTACAATGCAGGCTCATTCCTGCTGCAGTCATTAATCAATGGAATGAATTCAATGGGCAATTCTCTAGCTTCTACAATGAACAGCGTAGCGAATACGATGGTCGGAGGCATGGGAAAAGGTGTTAATGGCGTTATCTCTGGCGTTAACTATGTTCTTAAAGAAGTAGAGTCAAGCAAGAGTATTGGTAACTGGGCAATCCCTCAATATGCTAAGGGAACTGAAGGTCATCCAGGCGGACTCGCTATGATTAACGACCAAAAAGGATTCGTACATGAAGAATATGTTCAGATGCCTGACGGTCGTGGGTTTATTGCTAAAGGTCGGGATCTCTTGGTTAACCTACCTAAAGGAGCCCAAGTATTAAATGCTTCCCTAACCAAAAAATTAAAAGAACGATTAAATGTTCCGCGTTATGAAAATGGTGTCGGAAATTTAGATATCGTTGATTTACTTGATGATGAAAAAAGAATGTTGGAATTCTTAACTAGCAAAGTTGATTTTTCAGGTATTAATGAGCGGTGGCTCGATATGACTAAATCAGGAACCAATTTGATGTCTAAAGCTGCAAACACAATGCTTCAATCGAAATTGAGTGAATTCTTTACTCATGGAAATTTTGACGGGGCAGTTAATGCCAACGGCGTTTATCAATATTTAGTTGACGTCGCACAGAAAGTGATGGGTAAGTTCCCAGGACTTACGGTAACGTCGGGTTATCGAGCAGGAGATGCTTATTATCACGGAAAACGTCAAGCTATTGACTTAGCTTATCCAGGTATATCAGGAGACCCTAGATATACAGCAGCTGCTAATTATGCTTTCGAGAAATTCCCTTCAAAAATTGCGTATGTCATTACGAATGGGCGTGTACGTGACCGTGCCGGGTTATCCGGAACTGGCGCAAGCGGACAATGGACGAACTGGCCAGATGGTGATCACTTTGATCATATCCACCTAAACGGTTCAATGGGCTCAGGGGATATATTCACTGGTGGTGGAGCTGGAGGCGGTGGTGTTGCACGTTGGGGTTCTTATGTGTCTAAAGCATTGAAAATGAATGGGTTGCCAGCTACAGCAGCGTATATAAATGCATGGATGTCCCAAATCCAAACGGAGTCTGGTGGTAATGAGAGAGCAATTGGTGGCACTGATGGGCTCGCAGAAGGAAATGCGACGGGGTTACTTCAAACAAAACCCGGAACTTTTGCAGCGAATGCTTTTCCTGGTCACGGAAATATTATGAACGGCTTCGATAATATGTTAGCAGCTATCAATTACGCTAAGAAACGTTATGGGGTTGCTGGCATGTTGCAAGTTATAGGGAGAGGTCACGGTTATGCCAACGGTGGTTTGATCACTAAAGATGGCCTTTACAGAGCTGGTGAAGGAAATAAACCAGAAATGGTTATTCCATTGACAAGAAAAACAAGAGCTATCGAGCTTATGGGGCAAGCACTAGCCTTCCTTTCTGGAAGCAATAAAAAAGAAACGAAAAGTGAGATTAATTCTGTAGATAATAGACATATCCTCCAAGCGATAGAAAAACAGTCTCGTATGACAAATGATCTGCTATCATTATTACTCTCGTTTTTTAAAAGTAACAATCGATCAGATAAAGAACTAGCTTTAGATATTCAGAAAATTTTAATCAGGAGGACATAGGATTTGAGGACAGTAATATTAAGAAATAAATTGAATGAAGAAATTGATTTGTCCACAGAAGATTATTTTGCTACTGAAATGTCGAATCTAGGTTTTGAAGTTACAAAAGAGCATATTGGACAATGGGGGAGTTTCAGAGAAATAGGAGAGAGTATTGAATTGTCTGAATTTCAATCATCAGTTATGATTTCTGTTCACGGATTTAGAGAACAACAATTATATGGTTCATTAGTTGAATTTCTGGCTAATGGACCTTTTGAACTAGAATTTTCTTTTGATTCAGAAACAATGATCAGGAAATGTAGTTTGAAATCATTATCTAAAACAGAAATTGATTCCCAAAGCTCATTGCTAACAGATACTTTGAATCTATATTTTACTTCAAGCTGGTATTCTATTAAGCGTGAAAAATTAATACAGAATTCAACTTCTCTCAATACACGTGGAAAAGTTTACTCATTTGTTCGACCATATGTCTACACCAAAAATGTATGGGAAAAGAAAGGTGTATTTAAGTTCAGTAATAATTCTGTATATTTGACAAATAGTACAGAGCGAATGTCTCCGTTAAAAATAAGGATTATTGGAGAGTGCTCAAATCCATATTGGGAAGTTATCCAAAACTCTAAAGTAGTAGCTTCAGATGGCTATTTTATTAATATGAAAGACACACAAATATTAGAAGTGTCTAGTTTGCTAGAAGACCAAACGGCAATTTTAAAAGATGTAGGTGGAGTTGAATCTTCTGTTTATCAACAACAAGATTTTACTAAATCAAACTTCGTCCAAGCGCCTCTAGGAGAATTCAGCGTTGTTTTTCATGTTGGACATGCAAATGTAGAGATTGAACTTTATGAGGAGCGTGATCTATTTTGATTTTAGCCATTACCCTCTTTCACCGAGATATGAATTTATATAACGAACGTTTAATTTCGACTGAGTTCGAATTTGGAACGGATGAAATTGGAGAAGAAGTAAGTAATTTTATTACAGATAAATATGTCCATGTAAAATCAGGAGATTTCTTGCTAGCAAAATTTATTCCTAGCGGGAAGATTGCTTATTTTGGAGTGATTAGCTCGCAAGAAGACAAAAAAATAAATTGCAAAGGATTACTCAGTTTGGCCGATAGCGAGATACCGACTGTAAAAATATCAGGTGCTAATTATGAAGAGCATATTCGACGACTGATTGAATACTACTTATTGAACGATCCAACAAAACAACTAAAAAATATTTTGGAGGTAAAAACAGAAAGCGTTACTTCTCATTCTTATCAAGCTGTTGACACAAATAAGAGACGATTGAATGCATATATAATAAATGGGTTCAAAAAATATAATGTTAAATGGTATGTCAAAGAGATTAAAGGTAAAAAAATATATACTGGTATTCGAGCAGTTGATGATTCAATTTATATTAAAGATAATTCATCTGAGTTTAATGACTGGGATGTTTTTGTGCAATCTCCTGGACCAGGGAACGAGAACAAATTATTGATCGTAGATAAAGCAATGAAAGATATAGAAAATCCCTTGGTATTGTCTACGTGGTATTTAGATGACGAAAATAATCTTACGCAAGATTCAACGAATAAAAACATTGCATTGCCTACCGTTAATTTAGTAAATATATATGATCAAACTCAAGAAGATAGACCTTCTTATGAAGAGGTAGCTAAATCGGAGCTTAAAGGCAACGCCTATTCACATGAAATTAAAGTTAATGTTGTGCTAAATGCTAGAAATATCAATGTAGAAAATATCGAAACAGGAATGTTAGCGACTATTGTTTACAAAGAGCAGACTTACAAATCTGTTCTAACTGCCTGGCGAATATCCAGCAGTAAAAAGAATATAGAATTGACTTTCGGAAACATAAGAAGTCGTTTTATGGATTATTTTGAAGATAATGGGGGATAAAAAATGGTTAGCAATGTGGATGGGTATCAATTTGAAAACGTGAAAGTAAGCGCAGAAAATGATGCTAGACTTTATCACGTTTTATATAATCGGAAAAATCAGGTTATTGATGGTTACGATCAGTCTATGAATTTATCTTCAAGCGGATTAACAGTAAAAGTTGCTGCAGGAGCAGCGATTATTCAAGGTCGTATGGTCGTTGTTCGACAAGAAGAAAGTATAACAGTTCCAGCAAACTCAAGCGGTTATATAGCATTAACAGTGGATTTGACACAAGAAGTTATACCTGGATCTATTCTTCCAGAATCAGAGGAGTATGAATGGACTAATAATCAAGTCAAGCTAGAATTTATAACAAAAGTTATAAAAGGTAATTTAAACAATGGTGATAAGGTCTATAATTTACCACTGTGCTCAGTTACTTCTACTGGATCAACTGTTTCAATCTCAAAGATATCGGATAGTTACGAGCTGACTCTCTCTAAAGGAGAAATTTTGTGGAGGGGGACTGCGTTAATGCATGATACTCAAACTGTCCAACCTTCAAAAAAAATTTGGCAGACAGTTTCAGGTTTTTTATTAGTATGGCTTCCATACGAAAACGGGCAAGCAATTGAGGATAGATATGTAACTACGCCTTTTTATAAGGAACGTGTAACTGTTACTAATGTTTTAGGAGAAATTGTTTCAGGATTTGATGACTATCACAAAAAGTGGTTTAGTAAACGAATAAACTATAATTCGAATACTAATATATTTACAGGTGCAGCAAGCAATGCAAGTGGAGATAACGCAAATATGGTGCTTAGGTATATAGTTTCTTTTTAGTTAGGAGGTATGGAAGAGTGGCAAATTTAGAAATTAAATTATCTGCAAATAAGAGACAGCCTTATCTACGTCACCGTGTTGTTGGTAGAGTTGGTGAGGGGGGGCTCACAACAATCAATGTACAACTTCTTGAGGAAGATGAAATTACACCTTTTGTAATTAATCTAAACGGTACTTTGAAATTTGTGGGCGAAGTTTCAAACGGTAACTATACCGAGGGAGAACCAGAAATAATCGATTCGACTAATGGGTTAATTAGTTACACGTTCACTAAGTCAAATTTCAGCACGAGTCATCAATTCAAACAAGCATATTTTGAATATGTAGATCCTAATGGCAAAAAAGTAACTTTTCAGAACTTCATCATAGACGTGTTAGAACGAGTGGATATTAATTCGGAGCAAGCGAAATACTATATTTCTTCATTGGAAAAATTACAGAGTGAAATGCAAACCACTTTCAATCAGTTCATTAGTGATAAACAGGTCCAATACGATCAAATCTACTCGAGATATAACGAATTAGTAAGATTGATAAATGAATCAAATAAGCAAGCGAATGATCGTATTGATCAAACCAATCAGCAAATCGGTGATCTCGGCAAGCTGAAAAAGATGTACAGTAACAGCATCGACTTTGGTGACTATGATTATTCGGGGAATCCGAACCTTAGCGCTAAACTTAATGCTTCAAGTTTTTCATCTGGTACTGGAGCAACCGTTGTGGATGACGAAGACGAAATAGTTTTCACTTTAGATGGGGAAAATCAACTATCAAAGTACGCATTAAGAACACAAACGCAGCTAGTAAAAGAAAAGCAATATACGATTAGTTGTGAAATTATGTTAGAAGATGGGTTCACTGGCGACCCTTCAGGAATACGTCTGCAAAACGCATATCTTCCCGGTGGTATTATCGCTTTACAAACAGATACAGTACCTAAAAATGAATTGAATACGTGGCAGACGCTTATCGGAACGCAAACAGTGAACTACACCTCTGACGTACCAACTGCATGGTATCCAATATTTAGAGATACTCGAAATCTTAAACCATCTGGTAAAGTTAGGTTAAGAAACATCAAAATCGAAGAAGGCTCTACAGCCACACCATATCAGCCTAACTTACTTGATGAGCCGTACTATTTGAGTAAAGTACCGTTGGGTGAGGATATCCGTAGAATAGATAATGGTACAAAGTTACCAATAGCCACTACTGAGCATATGGTTTGTCATTTCAACCTTAAAGAACCTTACGTAGTAGGTCAAAAGTATACTTTTACTATGAAGGCTACAAAACCAGCTACCCAATATTTTGCACCACATTTACGATATGGGAGTCTTGGTGTGGGAGAAATGACCCCAGTAGCTGGGTTAACTGATGTGTGGCAAATCACGTATACAGTAACACAAGAACATATTGATCGTGGAGCTGACTCTATTAACATTTTCCAAATGCCCCAATCAACAAAAGGAACAGTAAATATAGCATGGGCAAAACTAGAAAAAGGCAACACTAGAACACCAAATATTAGTCAGTTTAAATACTTCGGTGAAGGCTTGAAAGACAGTAACAATCCGAATGATTACAGTTGGGATGTCACACCTGAATATACTGAAAAAGGCTTGAATAATACGGTTAGCTTAACCGAACCCGAAACCGTTTTAGGATTAAAAAATTTTATTGACGGAATTCAAGTAGATGGTAAAGATGTTAGAACAAAATATAGTCTTTCATGGACAAAAATAGCAATTTCAGGCAAAGCAACTAGTAACTATTTTTATGTTAGAAGAGATGGAGATATCATTACTTTTAGTGGGCAGTTAACGATAGAGCCTATAAGTTCTTGGAGTGAAAATATTATAGGGAACTTAATTGAAGAGTTCTATGTATCAGTAATTCCGGGCTTGAACACCATCACTTGGGATGCCATTTCAGAAGATGGCAAAACTCATGCATTAGCTAGAATAACAAAAGATGGTAAATTGGCAATTATGCAAACTTACGGAGATGTAACTACTGCTAAAAGTTACTGGATTACACAAAGTTTTCCGGCTGCAATTTCATTTGAATAGGAGTGATACAATAATGAAAAACATTTGGAAATACGGACGTACTGGCGGAGAGTACGCAGGAAAAGTATTGGACGATATGCTTGTATCCGTTCCTTACACGGATCAGCCGCCGCTTGAAGGAATTCGTGCTGATGGCGAACCGCTAACGATTGCTGATCAAATGTTTGATCCTAAATTGAATCAATGGATTGTTTTAGCGAACGCACTAGATCACAACGATTTAAACAATCTCAAAGCGATGTACGAGGCTCTGGAACATGAAAACGACAACCTAAAACAGCTAAATGCCAAACTCATGCTAAGCGATGTAGCAATTAAACAGGAAAATACTGCATTGAAAGAAAAAGCGGATAGTTTAGCACAAATCAATTCGAAAATGATGCTTGCTTCGTTACAAAATAGCAAAGACATTTCAGAAATTAAAGAGCAACTAAATCCAGCTTCAAAGGGAGGTGAGTAGTATGTTTAGTTTTAGCGATGTGAAAATGATGTATGATTGGGGCTGTTTTACTGACGATCAAGTTCGACTATTCGTTCCACTATGCATTACAGACGAAGAAGCAGAAAAAATCATTAATAAAGATAAGAGCGCATCTTAAGTGATGCGTTTTTATTTAAGGTAAAGGAGTTGTCACATGATTAATTTAGGAGAATGGGGAACAATCGCAGGATCAATCACTGCGATTGTTTCTTTGATTTTATTAGTAATAAGACCAGTCACTGCATCTTTCTCGAAGATTACTGAAACTCTTTCAAAAGTAAGTCACAATTTAGATTTGCTGACTAAAGATTTAGAATCGAGCAAATCAGATCGATTGATGATTCATGAAGAACTAAAGAAACACGATGAAAGATTAGATACACATGCAGAAAAATTGGTGGAACACACGCAACAAATCAAAACTTTGTTTAGGGAGAGAAGAAAATGAATAATAAAACGTTCGAAGTACTAAAATGGTTCGCACTGGTAATTATTCCCGCACTAGCTACTTTCGTGGGGTTAGTTGGTAAAGCGCTCAATTGGCAGTACACAGATATCTGTGTTGTCATCATTACTGGTTTTGGCGCGTTTTTAGGGAGTGTGTTGGGTGTATCAAATCGAACCTACAAAATGTTCTCGGCTGAAAGCGAAGAAGGAGGGACCAAATGAAAAAGAAAATAGTATTGTCATTGAGCCTGTTAATGGCTCTTTTTTTATTGCCAATTAATGGGTTCGCCTATACGATTAACAATGAATTTAATTTGGGTCCAAACGAAGGTAGCTCACAAGTAGCAAATAATCAGTACATTTTACTGCATGAAACGGCTAATGAAACAGCAACAGGACGCAATGAAGCGCAGTATATGCAACGTTCATGGACTAGTGCTTATACTGCTTACATTGTGGGAGACGGTGGAATTGTTTATCAAGTCGGACAACCTGGTTATGTACAGTACGGTGCTGGTTCGTATGCTAATGCCAATAGTCGTGTGCAAATCGAATTACAGCATACACATGACAAAGCAACTTTTGAAAAGAACTATAAAGCATACGTTGAACTGGCAAGAGATTCAGCAATAAAATATGGTATTCCATTAACATTAGACACTCCTTATAACCAACCAGGAATCAAATCGCATTTATGGGTAACACAAAATATTTGGGGCGATCATACAGATCCTTACGGTTATCTTTCTGAAATGGGCGTAAGTAAAGAAAAATTAGCATATGATTTATCTCATGGATTTACCGATGAAAATCCGACAACTTCAGATGATAAACCAGTCATTGATCCAACTAGAGCAGGTGCAGCAAATCCTACACTGACAGATGGAACGAATTACGCCCACATTGATCAGTTCGGAGAAATCGAAAACGCAAACTTGCATGTGGCTGGATGGCACATCGCTAACTATAAATACGAGTATATTTTCATTATGGATTACAATACTGGAAAAGAATTAGCTCGAGTAAGAGCTGATGGAATTTATAGATCAGATGTAAATCAAGCTTATAATACTTCTGGAAATGTCGGTTACCACGTATCATTTAATATGCGTAACTTCCCTAATAAGAAAGTATACGTCATGATGCGAGCAACGAATGATCCTGAAGGTAATACTAAAGGTGGAGCGCAAGATTTTCATGACAAGCGTTGGTATTTAAATATTCCGCAACGATAAAAAAATAGCCCCTCGTAGAGGGGCAGTACATAACGATATTGACTATTATCAGTTGTCTTTTTACGTTTTGTGACAACTTGTATTGGTTATAGTAGATAAATTCTAAAGCTATCGTAAGAGAATGTTTTTAGTTCCTATAAACTCTAAACTTAGAATTTTAGCTCTTTTAGATTGCTGGAAGTCTTGGGCTATATTTTTTTTCTTAACGTAAAAGGTTACCGGGACATATATAGCGGGGGATATTTCTCTTAAACCAAGGGTCAATATTTTATTTTTGTAAGGATGATTAAATGCGATATCTAATTTCATAGAAGAACCGTTTCTATCAGCTTCAGAAACATAAATAACGGATCCGTTATAATCTTCTAGGAATATATCTAAAATGAAATCAAACAGAGTAATTCTATCTTTGATAGAGCCAAACATTTTATGTCGCTGAATTTTTTCATATGTAATTGAAGAAGAAGCCAATTTACTGCAAAGAGATTTAGGAGGTTCATTATATATTTTGTGTAGTCCAAGCAAATGTGGAAGTTGAAGAATATCAAATTTTATGTAAAAGCAATCTAGAGGGGTGAATGGGGTTGTTAAAATTGCCGTTTTGCCATCAAGATTTGTTAGATATTGATTATAAGTTTTTTTTAAATCTTTAGGCATAGAAGGCGCTCCTCTGTTTAGTTTTTAACAAAAAAAAAGAGAGTGCAAAGTATGGATACCGTCCCATACAGACCAACGCTAGGCTAACCCGCCTGCGGGGGAACGTGAGTGCACTCTTCTCACTTTGATTGATATGATTATTATCAATCTAGAGCTAACTGAAAGATGAGGTGATAGATCTATCCTCGTAATTAATATAACATTTACGTAAAATTTATGCAAGCGTAAAATATAAAAAACAATAAGATGAAAAATTAAGAAAACTTAATATATACGATTTAATATAACGATTTGTACGTGTGGCACATTATTTTGATGCAGTATAATTACAAATTATAAGTGATAAAATAACGTTTTTTTGAATATTGTAATTCTTGCTAATAAAAAACCATTGATCTCGGAAATCAATGGCAAGGTTATAGATTCTAGACACTAGAATTCAAGACTAAGCTAAGGATTGAACAGATTGGATATCCGCGCAAGTGCTTGTAGGCCATGTTGACAGCATGGTCTTTTTTTGCTTACAATGTCATTCTATACTACGTAAAAAAAGCGTCAATAATTTTTTACTATAAAGCTAAGCAAATGAATGTTAAATATACTCTATTTTTTCTTTTAAAGTTATGCAATAATAAATATGTCATCACAACAAAAGAATGAAACCCATTATTATCTAATCTATGTCCATTCTTTTTGTTTGCAGTAGTTATGATGGCTTTCCGTACCCTTAGCTCAGTTGGTTAGAGCAGACGGCTCATAACCGTCCGGTCGTAGGTTCGAGTCCTACAGGGTACATTAATGTAGCCAATTGAATCGTTCTGTGTTAGAATTTTTTGAAGAGTATTATACAAGCTAAAGCTTTTCTCCACTGCCACTCAAATGAGTGGCTTTTTTATGTATTCTTTTATGGATTAATGAAAGGATGTTTCACATAGTTATACTTCTGTATATTTGAAAAGTTTTACTTTGACTTTTAAAATAGAAAGACATTTGGGCTAAATTGTGAGATAATAATAAAGAAGAGTTTAAAGCGTTCCCCAAAAACCACTTCCCCATAAGTGTGTTACGCTTTAAACTCTTTTATATTTGAAGCCATTAAAAAGCATACCATATTTTTGAAAAAAAGCGAGAAAAAAGGCTTACAATTGGAGTGGTAGTTAATTAGTGACTTATTTTTGATTTTATAGCACTGATACTATAAAATATAGATATCATCATATTACACAATCTTAATACTAACTTAAAAATATCTCCTTTTATAAGTATGGTGATAAAATCCGTTCCGGGCTACCTTTTTAGGTAGCCTACTTTAATCTTTATATTTTTCAGGATCAACAAAAGTATACTTTACATAGTCAAATCGTTTATGTTTTGCTCTAACATCTGGAACATTTGTCACTACATCAAATAAAAAATAGGCATCTAGGTTCATTCTGGTTTTTGCTGCCGGAATTTTAAAGTAGTTCTTATTAGAATAGTAGAGATTGATTAATAAGCTTTCTTCGATTGCTAAAAAGAAAACTTCTGAATCCCACACCTTATAAAAATCTTTGACAAATCTATTCGAAGGATCAAATTTAAACCATAATTGCGTCTCATTAAAAAGCATAGCCATTACTCCGATCTATTTTTAAACTTAGTTTCTACCTCTAATATATATCGAGTTTTTATTTTGCCTTCAGATAATACTGTTTCTTTTTTCGCAGTTACAGGTTGGTTATTTTCGGAAAAAGCTAATATAGCTAAGATTGAAACATCCATCTGGAATTTATCTTTTTTGCTGCTTTGCTCATAAAAGTCTGCATATTCGTCACTGATATTTTTTCTAATAAATTCTTCCATCAT